TGCCATTGGATTTCTCCTTTAGTTGTATAAGGTCAATTATTCTTTATGTTCTATTTAGTGTTTTAGAAAGTTGATGGAAAGTAACCTTTAAAGTCGGAAACAGACCATGAGTCTCCGTCCTCCACAGTTACGTGTTCTTTTATACCATCATCAAATTCACCGAAAGGTAACAGGTTATCGTCAAACATGTCTTGTTGTTCTTGAACCAATTTCAACCTAATATCGGTATTCGTATTATCTTTAAAAAACGTTTGTGCCGTCAACCACGCAAACATAACAAGTGTCATAACCAAGTCATCATTATTACCGTCTTCGGCTTCATAAGAGTTTTTAACTCTGACGAAAGTGTTAAGTTCAGCAATAGTATCAAAATCGGGTATCAGTAGTTTGTCATTCTCAATCAAAGTTTTAAGGTTGGCACACCCTATTTTCTTTACTGATACCGTAGTTTTAAGACCCAAAGAGATTGAGCGTTTAAAACCGGATGAAATATGTTGACCTTTAATTACATGATGTTCCAGTTTAAAGATGTTTTCATATTCCAAATCATAATGTAACGTGTCAACAACTTGTTGACCGATGTTATTTGTTTCTACAAGAATAAATGCCTCGTTATATCTCATACCTACTTGAAAAATAACGTTTGGGTAAAGCAACAAAGGTAAGTCATTCTTGCGAAACTTTGCAACTACCTTGTATGGAATCTCTGTAACATCAATAACTGATAGTGCCGAGTAGTCTCGTAATACACCTTCTGAACAGTCAACATTGACAATATAGAAATGTCCTGGTATTGGTTCCTCATATATATCGAAACCTTCACGTGAGGACAAGGGGTTGTTAAACGCCAGACTTCTTAGTTTAGAACCACTAATTAGAGTTGCGGATGAACCAATAAACTCAGTTTCAAATTCTTGTCGGAACTGTTCTTCTGAGGTATTGCGAACAGTTTCTTCTTTCCATTTGGCATCTCTGCCTGGTACCATAGACCAATGGACTTCAATTGTTTTATAAAGACTACGTTTTTCGATTGCATCGGTCCACATCTTGTAGAAGTGGTTCAAACCATAAGGTGTTGAAACGATAATAACCTTGGTAGTTTTACCAGATGAAATAACAGGGTAAGTAGATGTGAAGAATTCGTCTGCCATGTTCTTAGGAACGAAAGCAAATTCGTCTAAGAAGATTAAGTTGTATGAACCACCACGAACACCAGCAGCAGATGTTGCATAGGCATTAATCTTTGAACCATTCTCCAGTTCAATGTTACCTTTGTTCCAAGTAATGATGCCTTGTTGCAACCACTTTGGTAAGTATTCATATGAGTATTGGATACGGCCTAGAATTTCACGTGCCAATGAACCTTTGTTGGCGAGAATAGCAATGTTGTAGTTTTCTTGGAACAGAACGCACCAAAGCATATAGCCTGCTGTCGTGGTTGTTTTACCAACCTGACGAGGCATCTTTGCAATTGAGAATCGATTTTCATGGAAAGTGTTGACCATTTCTTCCTGAAATGGCCACATTTCGAATGGTACTAGACCTTTATCAACGTTAACAATCTTAACGTAGTTTCTGATAAAATAAGCTGGGTCACTAATACATCTTGCAAGTTCTAATGTCTGTTCTTCGGTATAGGAGATTATTTCTCCTGCCCGTTTTAAACTCGCATTACCAAGATAACCATCACTATTACTCATCAAATTTACTTAATAAGACTTTTTAACATCCATGCATGTTTCTGGTGTTGGTCTAACAAATCTTGTAGAAAATTACCAATAGCTGGTTCGTTTGCTTGTTCAGCAGCCGAAATGCCAGCACGCAAGTGATAAATGAATCTATCATTATCTTGTGCTAAGTTTGCCAACATAGTATGTGCATCTGGAACATTCTCTGTGTCTTCTAAGTCGGATAATTCCATCAAACGAACAAGTCCTGTAGGTGCATAGGCACCACACATACGAATCTTTTCAGCAATAAGGTCTGTATTACCCCAAATTGCGGTATATAAAGTACCTAAAAATGTGTGATAAGAATCAAAGAAAGGACCTTCAATGTTCCAATGATATGAATGTGACTTGGTATACAAATGAAAATTTGTACCCAAGATTGTTTTTAGTTGTTGAATTAGTTGTTCCATAATCTTATTTATTTTCCTTGATTTGTCTGATTAACTCTGCTGTAGAACCAACAAACACAGCCTTATCTACGTTGATATTCTGTGTCTTCTTTTCGCCGGTAATGTCTTGTTTCTTCTTACGGATGTCCATCAGGTCTTTGTTCATAGCTGCAACCGAATTAATTAAGGTTGCAACAACTTCATAGGCACGTGGATGGTCAGTTGCTTTTGCAACCGAAATGATTTGTTCAACTGCTGAATTACCTTGTTTGATTAGGTCTTTCATGTTCTTGCGAGCAAATTCAAAGTCTTCATCAATGTCTGCTTTACTTCCGGAGACTTCATCGACCACGGCCGGCAAAACCTCTATTGGTGTCATGTCTATAGGTTCAACATCAAGCAGTTTAGATAAATTTTCATTCAATTGTTTCATATAGTATCGGGCCAATTCTTGATTGTTTCTGAGAATCCAAATTCATCATCTGGTTCAGAATCAAACGGAGAAGGTACAGTTGTAACAGTAGAGGCAAGAATAGGAGTAATATACAGTCTATCTAAAGATGTGACTGTACGAATCGCATTACTATCATCACCTTTCAATGTATCACCATTATTTAATTTCTTATCCATACCGCTTATGTATAAGTATGCGGTATCTGAGACTCCGGTATTTGTTGCAGTATCATACTTAACAACTAGGCCAGAAATGTTGGTGTTTGCCACACGTACTGCTTCGTTCTGAACAAAGGTACCTTGGCCATTTGCAGTATCAACCAATACAGTTTGAACTTCTTGTATTGAATTATCGATGTAAACATTGGTGTTTGCCATACGGATAATTTCAGAATTCTTAACTGGTGGAAATACAAAACCTTTAACTGTGAATGATAAATTCCAAATAATCATTCGGGTGTTCATCATGTCACCTTCATAGTCTACTTCATTAGATACTGAATCTAAGATAATAGGCACATCATATTTTTGTGCCATTTCTGTACTATATGAAATTGTTACAGTATAATCGGGTGTAAAAAACGGTAAAATTTGTTCTAAGATTTGGGCACCATCTTCCGTATTACGTACATAGATTGCCATACTGAAATCATAATTATATGGCACAGGCATATATTGAGAATTTACACCAGTCTTAGTATTGTTACCTGTTCTTATTGCAAAGTTTTGTGCAGTCGAGATTTGTTTACGTGATGAATCATAAGTCATACCAGTCATTTCAAAACTGATACGTGGCAAATTCATTGCAATAGATTTAACTAAAGTTGGGTCTGATTGTAAACGTGTTAGATATTTCTCTTTTGAACCATAAATTAAAGGCACTTTAAACTGTTCAAAATTGGTTGTTTGTGCTTTGTTTTTACGTACAACAATAATTTCATTAAACAATGAACCAAACGCAACAACAATTTTGCGAATAGTTCTGTTATAGAAGTAATGATTACCTAACATTATTATACCTTTTTAAAGGAAGCAGTAGAACGTCCACCGATTCCTTTGAATACGTTAAATACCGGAATTTCAAACAAGTTTTTAAGATTCAAGGCATTTGGTGTGGTGAAATATGAGTATCTGAAAGTTACAGATTCACCACTACTTAGTGTAGATTTATTGAACGCTATACCAATAGCATTATCACCTGAAGCAAAGTCCGGACCTGCATAATATACATCAGGGTCTTCACCCCAAGGGTATGCAATGCCTGTATTTACGTTTGTTGCCATAGGTGAGAATAGTCCTAGTACAAAAGCAGGACCAACTGTTGTCTCAGCAATAACAACGTTACGAGCAGAGATACCTAAAGCAGGATAACCTCTGTAGTTTTTTGTACTGAATGAACCACCAACATCTGCGCCGGCATCTGGGTCAATAAAACGTGCATATCTCAAATCTGTAAATGCAGAAGCTGAATTATTTTTAATTGTGGTTTGAAAATCAATTTTTTCAAAATCGTTATTGAAGCGCACATCATGTTCAATTGTATACTGACCAATTACCTCACCTGTCCACAAAACACGTTTATCAAACAGTTCACCACGAAAAGATACACCAGAATAGTTTACAAATGAACCCGCAACGCCAGGTGTGTTATAAAAATAGTTGTTGTTGTAACCTCGCATTGTGCTGGCGTACTTAACTGCCCAACCTTCAAACGGACTACCAGGAGTTAAATAATCTGTGGTGCCAGGAAAATTTCCTGTGCCGGTAGAATCATATTGAATACCAGGTTTAGTAGAACCACCATAACCAACAGTACCACTTAAACCACTAAAACCAATTTTAACATATTGACCTTGCAATATAATACTTGAAGTGTTTCCGGCTGGTGGTGTTACTGGCGCAGAAACGTTTGCGGATGCCGCAAAGTATGTTACATTCGCAGTTGCACCCCAAACAGAACGTTGATTTGTATAATCGTTATTTAAACCTGTTCTATAGACTTGGTCTTTTGCCAAAGTTTGTAAAGCAGTTTTAACTTGTGATGGTGTTGCATTAAGATTTGCTTGTAGGTACAATGCACCAATACCACAAACCTGTGGTGATGCCATAGAAGTGCCACTAATATTTAACTGTTTGAAAGCACTATTCCAATAATAACCTACACCACCACGTATATTGATAGCGCTACATGTACTCATAATATCTGAACCGGCAGCAAAAATATCAATGCCTGGTCCTGAATTGCTAAATACAGATTTTTGGTCTAGTGATGCACTATAGACAGTTGAATCTAATGAACCAACTTTAATTGCATTATCACTATGGGGACTCATGCCTCTATTATAGTAAATTTGTCCTTCAGTTGTGTCGTTGTAATAATTGTTGTAGTCTAATCCACCAACTCGGTCTGACTTACTATATTCATTACCTGCGGCAATACAAACAATAACACCTTCATCAATTAATTCTTGTACATCAGAATCGACTGAACCAACTCTGACAGGATGACGATAACTTGAACCAGTAAACACACCAGTCATACCTTTTGATGTGTCACGTGCTGAACCTGACCATGCAGCTCCACGATAAGAACCTCCATTAATCCTAACAAAATCCCGACCATAACCCCAACTCATATTAACAATAGTTGGTCGTTTAAAACCTGTAGATGCGTCAACTGGTTTGTTTCGATGCCATAACTTAATTACATCAAAACAATCTGTGATAGAAATACCACCTGAGTCTCCTGTACCTTCTAGTCCATTAACTTTAATAGAATAGATTCGAGAATTTTTTGCCCAACCATAACGTTTACCTGCGGTGATACCAGCAACGTGTGTTCCGTGCCCATCATAATCTCTGTAGTGAAATGCGGATTGTGTGCCAGCTACACCTGATTCTGTATACCAGTTAATTAATTGCACACGTGATACACCCGAACTATCTTGAAATTCTGGATGGTCTACTTGTAGGCCACTATCTGAGATAACAACATCAACACCTGTACCATCAAAATCATAAAGATATGATAGTGTTGTGTTTGTAGATGTTCCATAAACGTTTGTGTTATTACTGTGACGAATTAAACCCCAGTTAATATTGCTGCCTGCATCAGAGGTAGTTTTATTAAAATTACCGGTTTGTGTTACTTTAAGTCCAATCTCAATGTCTGTTCTTTGTTGAGGTGGAATTTCTACCGAATAAACACGGTCATCATTTGTCAGTAGTGCCGCTTCTTCGGAAGTAAGGGAGTAATGGCAACTACGCAATGAACCATCACGGTTATTTACAATCTCTACTCGTCTTGCCGGAACAAAACCGTCACCATTGCTGACTGATTCAATTTCATTCCAAAATGAATCGTAGTCAACGTCTTTTTTAAGACTGACAATATACTCTCTCATTATAAACCTTTAGTGTAAATCGACCCAAGTGTTTGCGGCATAACCTTGAAATTTGTTTGTGGTTGCGTTATAAATCAAATCACCATTTTGTGATACTAATGCATTTCTCTCGGTAGAAGTATACGACTTTAATTTGAATGGTGAGTAAATAACAGAGACACGTGTGTTTGCCGACAAATTAAGTGTAGTATCAGATTCGACTGTTGGTACACCTGCGCCAGATAATAAGAACTGTTCAGATGTTGTTGTAACAAATGATACAGTATTTGTTGTATTCAGGTTTTGGTCAAATGGATTACCGGTGTTTGCGCCACCACCTGTCGAAGCAAAACTAAATCCTCCATTACCGTTTGTACGCAAGAATTGGCCTGCTGAACCGTCAGAGATACCTAAATCTAAAATAGAATCAGGAATGTTAGCATCGATTTGTCCGTTTGCAGAAATGATTAAAGATGAACCTACTTTAACAACACCAAGACCTGTGGTTGTGGCAATGTTTGCACTTAATTGGCCGTTAGATGCAACGTTCAACGATGCACCAATAAACACACCACCTAAGTTTGCTCTTGTTGCCGGTCGTAGCGCAATTGATGTAGCGTCACCAAATGCATTGTAAACTTCTGCAAAGTTATCATTAATCTTCTGTGCAGCAGTTCGTAGAGTATCACCTGTGCCATCGTTGGCAACTGTACCGTTTAAAATTATTCTTCGTGTCATTTAAAAATCCTCGTTGTCCATGAATAGTCGGACCTTTTCTAATTCTGTTGAATTTGTAATCAAATTATCCATGGTTACTTTACTACTATCCATAGAGATTCTGTATGTTAAAACAACCTCACTAAACGGATTGAATTCAGAGAAATCAATCAAACCTTCCGATTCTTGTTCAAATAGATTGTTATCAGCAATATCTTCATTGATATTGTCAAATGGTGTCATGTCATCTTTAGACACCATATCGTATCTAGTGTTACTTGTTGCACCAATAATTTCTACGTTCGCCATGAACGTACCACGAACTCTTGTAACTTCTAATATGTAGTTAGGTGCATTTGATGTATATGAGTAAACAATTGCCTGTGCAGTTGAGTTTGCAACGTTTTCACCTTGGTAAACAATCTCATCTTGTACATAACGGTCTGTGGCACCTGTAACATAAATGAGTGTCTTCTTGTATGCGTCACGAATCTGTTCATCAATCTCTTCAATACCAGTTTCAATAACTTCTTCAGAAAACACAAACTGTTTCAACTTTAGTGCATAGACATAAACGTTGCCGCCTCTACCACGACCCAAGGTATGAAACATTGCTTGGTCATTCTCATCTTCAACAAATGTGATTTCAAAGAAGTTCTGTACTAACGGCACATAAACCAAATCACCTTCACGTGGTCTGACCAAATTCTCAGCACCAGTTGAATACTTAAATCTTCTGCGTGACACCAACATTGTTAGTTCATCACGAATCTCTAAACCAAACTTAGAAATAAAGTCCTGTTCACCGTCCATACCGGTAACATTCTCCATATACATTTCGATAGGATATGCTTTGCGATATGTTTTAAGTGTATCTTCACCGTAAATCTGGTCTACAGAGTCACGGGAACTTCTCGGCATATAGAACACGTCCATGCCATAGATTTGCATCGCTTCAATAACCAAATCCTCAATGAGCAACTGCTCAGGAGTAATATGATTTTTTGGAAAGTTATTGAAGTAAAAATTGGTTGCCATTATTAACCAACAAAAATTTCAGATGGTAAAGAATTGTAATTGAACATAGTTTCTTCTAACTTTTCAATATCTTCTTTTGCTTCAGCCATAATGCGAGGGCCATCTAGTGTTACACCGCCAGGCATTTGAATGCCGGCAAACTTAGATAGGTTTGCACCCCATTGATATTTAATTTTTGCGGTTCCGTATGCTTTCAAGAAACGGTCATTCCATACATCAGAAAGACCAGCAGTTAACATTGTTGCAGTTGCAGCATTACTTGTAGGTGCATAAGTCAAAGTTAATTGTGTAGGTGAAATGATTTTATTAACACGAATAGTTTCACCATTACTGAAACCTACTTCATCACCTTCAATTAACTCACGGTCAAATATTGTTCCAGTACCAATAACAGTAGTATTGCCAGAAACTAGGTTTACTGTACCAGTAATTGTTGTATTGTCTGGTGCCATTTTACGATAACATTCAACTACAACATACTGACCTACATCCAAGTCACGTGTCCAATCAATATCCAACATCAACTTATCATTGTGTTTATTGAATCTGAATTGTGGTTTACCAGAGAACAACATATTTAATGTTGCCAAATGTTGCATGGTAATTTCATATGACACATAACTTACCGATGTGAAGTCATACAAATCATGCAAACGTAATTGGTAACGCATATCGAACATATTGATTGATGAATTGGATTCATCAAACGGAAAAACACCAGTTACAAATAGAACTGGTTCTGGCACATGAATCCAACCACGGTCGATATCGGCCTGTTGAATTCTATGTTTCATAAAAATTTTCTCAACACCATCCCAATGATAATCATGGAAGAATGCTAATGCATCATCAATACGGTCTTCAACTTGGTCATCATCTACGTTAATTTCAATAACAGGATGACCTAGTCTGCGTAAGCAATAATCTTTAAATTGTGAGCGAGTAGTTGGAGCAGCCATAGTTGATATTTATCCTAATGCTATTGCAAGTGCCAGAACATCACCAATCTGTGCATAAGTGGTAGTCTGAGTTGTAATTGATGTAACACGACCGTTTGCAGCAACAGTAACTACTGGAATCGCAGTTGTATTACCATATGTGCCGGCAGTTGCAGATACGGTTGTGTAGTCTGTATTGGCAACAGTACCGGCAGAGTTTGCTTTATCGAATGCTGCATTGGCATAAGTCGCAGCTGATGTGATATTGGTATTCTGTGTATTATTGACGGATGAGTTGGTATTCGCAACAGCGTAGGCAGCATTAGCGTAAGTACCAGCACTTACTGCCTTTTGGTCAGCAGTTGCCGCATTAGTTGTTGCGGTATTTGCCTGTGAGTAAGCCGCATTAGCATATGCGCCAGAAGACTGACCGTATTGTGTTGCAGTATTTGCCTGCGTAAAGGCAGCATTGGCGTAAGTACCAGCACTTACTGCCTTTTGGTCTGCTGTGGCCGCATTTGTGTTTGCAGTATTAGCTTGTGAATAAGCTGCATTAGCGTAAGCACCAGCACTTACTGCCTTTTGGTCTGCGGTGGCCGCATTTGTATTTGCAGTATTTGCCTGCGTAAAGGCAGCATTGGCGTAAGTACCAGCACTAATTGCATTTACGTTTGCAGTATTAGCAACTGCAAATGATGCGTTAGCGTAAGCACCAGAAGACTGACCGTATTGTGTTGCAGTATTCGCTTGAGTATAGGCAGCATTTGCATATGTACCAGCACTTACTGCCTTTTGGTCTGCCGTGGCCGCATTTGTTGTTGCGGTGTTTGCTTGTGAATAGGCGGCATTAGCATATGCACCAGCACTTGTTGCATACTGAGTTGCAGTATTTGCTTGGTTGTAACCAGCGTTTGCGTGAGCAGAAGCATAGTTTGCGGTTGCATTAGCAGTATTTGCCTGTACATAGGCCGCATTAGCATAAGCACCAGCACTTGTACCATATTGAGTAGCAGTATTTGCCTGTACATAGGCCGCATTAGCATATGCACCGGCCGATGTACCGTATTGAGTTGCGGTGTTAGCTTGAACATAAGCTGCGTTAGCATAAGTACCAGCACTTACCGCTTTTTGGTCAGCTGTGGCCGCATTAGTTGTGGCAGTATTCGCTTGAGTATAGGCAGCATTTGCATATGTACCAGCACTAATTGCGTTTACATTGGCAGTATTAGCAACGGCATAACCTGCATTAGCATATGCACCGGCAGACTGACCATATTGAGTTGCGGTGTTAGCTTGTACGTAAGATGCATTCGCATATGTACCGGCACTTACTGCCTTTTGGTCTGCCGTATTAGCAGCTACATAAGCTGCGTTTGCATAAGTGCCTGCGGATTGTGCATACTGAGTTGCAGTATTTGCTTGCAAGTAGGCAGAATTTGCGTAAGCACCTGATGACTGTCCGTATTGAGCTGCGGTGTTAGCCTGAGCATAAGCTGCATTTGCATAAGTTGCACCAGATTCGGCACCAACATAAGAGTAGTTTGTGCCATCATTCGTAAACTTCCACTTATCATTCGACTCATCATAAATCATGTACACATTTGCGGCAGAACCACGGTCAATTTCTAAACCAGAATCAGCAGTTGGTGTAGAAGTTTGGTCGATAGCTGCATTTAATGTAATGATGTTATCTTTAATCAGTACAGTTTGTGTATTTGCATATACTTGTGAACCAAGTATTGTCAAGTTACCTGTAATGACTGCATCACCAGAGATTGTACCACCTGATGAACTGTACTTTGTATTCGCTAATGTGAAGGCTGCATTGGCGTAAGTACCAGCAGACTGACCATATTGAGTTGCAGTATTCGCCTGTGAGTATGCCGCATTAGCATAAGCACCGGCACTTGTTGCATACTGAGTTGCAGTATTAGCCTGAGTATAAGCCGCATTAGCATAGGTACCAGCACTTACTGCTTTCTGGTCTGCTGTGGCTGCATTTGTAGTTGCGGTGTTTGCTTGATTGTATGCAGAGTTGGCATGAGTTTATGCCGCATTAGCATATTGTCCAGTTGCATTCTGACTTTGGTATGCTGAGTTTGAGTGAACAAACGCAGCATTTGCTTTGATGAATCCAGAGTTTGCTTGTGCATATGCAGCATTTGAAT